AAGGCTTATAACGCCAACCACACCGCTAAACTCAACCAATACCACACCGACCTAACCGAGGCCATCGCCCACGCCAAGCAACAAGTTCAGGATTTTAACCGCGACAACTTAGCGCATGTGCAAGAGTTTAAGGCCACGATGGATCAGCGCATCGCCGATTACAACCAAAACGACCAACAAAAGTTAGACGAATATAACGCCAATGCCACGGCCAAAATGCAAGACTTTAACCAAAATGTCCTAACCCACCTACAAGATGCCCAAAAGCAAGTCCAAGCCTTCAACACGGGCAATATGCAAAAACTAGAGGAGTTTAAAAACAACCTAGACACCTACACCACCACCTACAATGCCAATGCCACAGAGAAGCTAGAGGCCTTTAACGCCAACTACGAGGCCAAAAGCCAAGCCTACAACGCTAACCACGATGCCAAAATCAACAGCTACGAGGCGAGCGTTAGCGCTAATTTAAAATCCTTAAACACTGCCACGCATGCGAAAATCGCCGACATCGCCGACACCACGAGCGCTAAACTCTTAGAGTTCAACGAAAACCACATGCAAAAGATGAAGGATTACAACGCCAACGACACCCTAAAATCCACCGCCTACAACGACACAGCCGTGGCTAAATTACAGGCCTATAACCAAAACCACGAGGAGAAGCTTAAGGACTATAACGCCAATGTCACGGCCAAAATGAACGACATAGACACCCAAATACGGGCCAAATACGGGGACATTCCCAAAGAGCTTAACAAGGCCAAAGACGATTTGAGCGTGTTTAAAACCACTCTTGTGGGCCAAATAGTCACAGAGGGCAATGCGCAAGCCTCGCAGATTGCGGCCATCAAATCCCAAATGCTCGTCATTGAAAAGCGCCAAAAAGATTATGGCTTTAACTTCGCCACCCAAACTTTTAGTTCAAATGCCACCTTCACCCCCCCTATTGAGAACATCTATTACTATGTGTTCATCCAAGGAGGCTCAGGGCCCACTAATAGCCCAAACAGAGGCAACCCTACGAGTTTCGGCGGTTATGTTAGCGTGGCTGGGGGGCTTGGGAATGTGAGGGGAATTGGACAAATGGGGGCGTGTGCGAGTAACTGGGTTCTCATCTCAACTAAAAACCCGATTAATGTCGTGGTGGGATCAGGGGGCGTGTGTGTGATCTCTTGGCCGCAAAACCCTAGACCAGGAGCCCAGTCATGAAAGAAGACATCAGCGCCGGCCGTGGGGCTTTAGCCTTGATGGCCCAAGCCGGCCAAGCCCAAGCCCAAGCCCATAACACTTTGCAAAACGCCTTTTTAAGCGCTCAACAAAGTGTGGGCAATGCGATGAGTGGCATCCACGCTTTAGGCCAACAAGCCCTAGCCAAAGAGCAGTTTAACGAGCAGATGCAAGCCAACATGCGCGAGTCGGCCAAACAACAAGCGCAATTTGACAGCACTCTAGCCCAAAGGGCTCAGGAACTAGCGCAACAAAAGGCCCTAAGAGGGCAAGAATTGCAACAAAACTACCAACAGCACCGCGAACGGCTAGCCCAGGCCGATCGGCAATTTGCGAAACAGCTCAAACTCGATGCCATCCGCACCAAAGCCCAAGCCGCCTATACGGGGTCTCTCACCCGAAGCAACAACACCCAGCAAATCCAACAAAGTGCGATCGACATGACTTCAGGCTACTACCCCGTCATGCAAAATGCCAAGAATATCCAAAACGCCATCATTGGCCCCAACCATAAACCCCCCCTTGGCGTGGTCCCTAAAACGCCCGTTTTACCCTCCGTGCCCCGCAAACCCCCCAACTATGCCAATTTTGGCGATCCCATGACCAGGAATTAAACCCGTGCAAAATCTACAAAGAGAATTGGCGTTAAGGACTTTAGCCCAAAGGGATTTGTATATGTTCGTTAAACTCAAATGGGCGCGTTACAACCTCGCTCCTTTCTTGGATAGTTGGCACATCCAATATTTATGTAAAGTCCTTGAGTGCACCCAGCCCAACACCGCAGAAGGCCACAAGCTGTTAACCCGCTTGATGATCAACATGCCCCCCAGTTATGGCAAAACCGAGATCATCGCGCGCTGTTTCATTGCGTGGGCTTTGGGGCTCAATCGGGGCCGTAAATTCTTTTATATCAGCTACTCGGACGACTTATGTAGAAAAATCGCCAATCAAGTTAGGGACTTGATGAAGTCTAAATTTTACGCCCAAATCTTCCCCGAGCCCTTAGAGTTCTTGCAAGACAACGCCCAAGAGTTCGTTTTAAGAGAAGGCGGGGGTTTGTTTGTCACCACGCTTAGGAGCGCTTTAACGGGTTTCCACGCGCACCAAATCCTCATAGACGACCCCATCAAGGTAAGCGAGATGAGTAGACGCGTCGCCGTTAAAGAAGTGCAAACCAACTTTAAAGAGAGCGTTTTAAGCCGTTTGCAAGACAACGAGAGCAATATAACCCTGCTCATGCAACGGCTGGGCACAAACGACTTATGCGGGTTTCTCTTAAATCCTAGAGAGTTTGACGAGGACACGATCCAGCGCTGGCACATCGTCCGCCTTAAGGCCATCAATGCGCACGAAGAGCTCTACAACATTAAGGACTTCAGCTACACCAGAGCCCCCAACAGCGCCCTCTTTGAGTCCCGCCACAATTTAGACGAATTGCAAGCCTTGCGCCTGCAAATGGGCAATGACGAGTTCAGCGCGCAATACCTGCAAGAGCCCATCGCCACAAGTGGGGGCTACTTTGATGAGAATCTTTACACGAATGTATTTTTACACGAGGTGGGGCCCTTTAACGCCTATATCTTTGTCGATAACGCCGTCAGTGTTAAAGAGAGTGCGGACAATCGGGCTGTGGTGGTGGTGGGGGCGGAGAATTACAGCGGTTCTGTGCGGTTTATCGTCTTAGATGTGTTTTGTGGGGTGTGGAGCGAAGAGGACACCATTAACAACATTCTACAAGCCAAAGAGAAGTATAAAGAGGCCTTAACCTTCATTGAAAGTGACGGCGGGGGGTTGGTCTTGCATCGGCTTTTAATGGTCGAGTTGGTGAAGTTTAACCAACGGGCTAAAGAGGCCTACAAAGAGCCTTTAAACGACCGCATCTACTGCTACACCCCTAGCCGCAAAATCTCTAAAGTCGATAAAATCAAAGCGCTGCGCCCCTATTACAATACGGGCTTTTTAGTGGTGAGCCACGCCTGCCAAAACCAAGAGCAGTTAAAAAAAGAGCTCTTCAGCTTCAACCCCGATCGGCCCTACCGCCAAGATGACTGCATCGACGCTTTAGCCAGTGCGCTAGCCCATCCCGAGGTCAAGCCCCACTACACCCCCCAAACCCACACAGGCACAGAGTTTAAACCCCGCTACAGCGCTAGAAGGACATGGAGGATTTAAAACCGCATTATATCGGTTCAAGTTTCGGTTAAAACGGGGTCACCCTTTTAATGTTCTTTGTGTTAGAATGCCCGCATTGGCATATTGTCTTACTTCTTAAGGCTAGTGGCGCACTGCGAACTATTTTAGTTTGTTAGGGGGCAGGGTCAAGTAGCGGTTACTCCCTAGAAGGGAGGTAAAGACAATGCATAAACTGCTGATAGTGCTAGCACTTGTGATCGTTTTAGCCGAACGATTGCAATAAGCCTTTTTCGCAGGTAAACATGCGTTTTGCCTGCCCCCGCAGATTGCGGGGGGTTTATTAAAGTGCTGGCGCTATTGTGCCAAACAATCCCTTAAACTTCTTTAACGCTCACCTTAAACCCCCTTAAGCTGTAGAAGGCTCTAGAATCGCTTTAGCCGTGTGCGGATATGGGTTTTAAGGGGCTCGGGCGTTATAGGCGTTTTTATCGCAGCGTTAGGCCAAACGTTTCCGGCTTTAAGGCCTTAAAGCGTTTTAACCCTTGTTTGGATTTTCTCGTTTACAGCGCTAGAAGGACATGGAGGATTTAAGCACAGCTAAGATAGAATGGCCTTATTGGCACTAGGTTACTTCCCATCCGCGATTTGGAGAACTGCAAAATCGAGTTTCTTTGTTTTGTGTAGGGGACTGGGTCGGTAGTGGGTTGCCCCCGTTAGGAGGTGACCAAATGGCTAAACTGCTAGTAATCCTAGCTTTTGTAGTTGTCTTCGCGGAACAACTGCACTAAGCCCAAATACAAGCGTTTAACGCTTGCGCCGCCTTAAGGCGGTGGGCTAATGCTAGGGTTATTGTGCCAAACAATCCCTTAAACTTCTTTAACGCTCACCTTAAGCCCCCTTAAGCTGTAGAAGGCTCTAGAATCGCTTTAGCCGTGTGCATTAGCCCCTTAGAGTGTTTTAACCCTTGTCCTACTTTGGGCATTTTGCTAGGATGTGTTTTGTGTGTTTTTACCCAACCACACACGATCATCACTCCTCAAAGGGTGTTTGCACAAGGTTTGGCCGATGAAGGATTTAGCGACACTCACCCAAGAGTTTAAAGCAGATTTTAATGCGGCCATGCCTTCTTTGCAAGAATTTAAAGAGGCTAGGGCTTACTACCACGGCAACCAACTCCCCCCCGATGTGCTGCACATCATCACTGAGCGCGGCCAAACGCCCATCGTCGAGAATATCTATAAGATGATTGTGAATAAGATCATGGGCTACAAGATACAGAGTATTCAAGAAGTCCGTTTAACCCCAAGGCAAGAAGAAGATAGAGCTTTGGCGGATTTGCTCAACGACCTTCTTAAATACTTTGCGCAGAAGAAGAACTACGATAAGGAGATGATCAAACGGGACCAAAACCTAATCATGGGCGGTTTGGGCGTGATCGAGCTTTGGCCTGTGGCCGATCTTGAGGGCAACATCGACATCGAGATCAAAGCCCTAGACCCTTTAAGCTTTCTTATCGACCACTTCAGCACCGACTCCAACGCTTTAGACGCGAGGCGTTTTCATAAGGTGCTCTTAGTGGATGAAGAGAGCACTAAAGCCCTCTTGCCCGGGGTCGAAGTGGTGTATGAGAACACGGGCGATCGCGAAAGACTGGTTAAGGTCATCGAAACATGGGCTAAAGAAGAGGGGGTTTGGAATCGCTATTTGTGGAGCGAGCAAGGCGGCATTTACCAACACCAGGCCAAGCCCTTTAAAAATGGCCGACATCCCTTCATTGTGGCCAAATTCTACACCGATGAGAAGAACCGCTATTATGGGCTTTTTAGGGACATCAAGCCCATGCAAGATTACATCAACTACGCCGAGAATCGCATGGGAAATATGATGGGCTCTTTTAAGGCGATGTTTGAAGAGGATAGCGTGGTGAATATCGACGAGTTTGTCGAGACCATGGGCCTTGATAACGCCATTGTCAAAGTGCGCCCGGGAGCTTTGAGGGACAATAAAATCCAGTTCATGAACAACCAAGCCGACATTGCGGCTTTAAGCCAAAAGGCCGAGCAAAAACGCCAACTTTTAAAAATCCTAGCGGGCTTAAATGACGAAAGTCTGGGCATGGCCGTTAACCGCCAAAGTGGGGTGGCCATCGCCCAGCGTAAAGAAAGTGGCCTTATGGGGCTACAAAACTTCTTAAAGGTGAGCGATGACATGGACAAGCTCATCTTTGAATTGGCCGTAAGCCTCATTAGCCATTACTTCACCAAGAAACAAGTTTTTAGGATTGTGGACGCGAAAGTGGGGGATAGATATTTTAGCATCAACTCCAGCGCGCAAAACCAAATCAAGCCTTGCAAGTTTGATCTCATCTACAAAACCCAGCTTAAGACCGAAAGCAAAGATGAGAAATTTAGCCAATGGAACGAGCTTTTAAAGGTCATTAGCCCAATCCGTCCCGATTTAGTGCCTAATCTCTTGCCCTTAATGCTTAAAGACACCGATAGCCCGCTCATTGCCGACATTGAGGAGGTGCTAGAGCAAGCCGCGCAGGCACAGCAACAACAAGCCCAAGCCCAGCAGCCCTATAACGAGCAATTACAGGCCCTAGAAATCGCCAAATTGCAAGCGCAGATCGCCGAATTGCAGGCCAAAGCGCACAAATACACCCAACAGGGCGAGTTGGTCCAAAGCCAAACCACCACCGAGCAAATCGCCCAAGTCCAAGAAGTCCAAGGCCAAGGCCTAGAGCCTGTAAACAAGCCCAAAGGCTCCAAGTGGCAAAAATACCCCTCCGCCCAGCACTTGGAGGTTTAACGCTTTTGGCATTGGCTTTAAGTGCGTGCGCGCCTAGGGTGGTTTATCAAAAGGTCTATATCCCCACAAAGTGCCAAATCACGCCCACAAAAAGGCCCTCTAAGGATTTGGGCGTTTTAGAATACCTACAAGAGCTCTTGATCTACACCGAGCAATTGGAGCTAGATTTACAGCATTGCATCGACAATAGCGTTTCTAGGCCCAAGAATGCCCTACAAACGACAGATAAGCCTTAGGGCATAGTTTCCGTCTTGTTGTACTTGGTTTTATAAAAGGTTAAGGGGTTTTGGTGTAGGGTGCCCTAATGGTACACACGATGCGTCTAAGTGGCACTAGTTCTTAGCAACTAGGGGGCAACGCTATCTTAGTTTTTAGATAGTCGTATTTGGGTACCATGGTTAAAGATTGAATCCTTTTCTAATGTCCCACTGCCCTTATACATCGTCTTAAGCTTTAAAGTGTTATTTTCTTGCTGATAATCTCTATGGTTATGAAGTATCCGTTGATTTGTTTTCCTATGACTAAAGCCTTTTGTTGATCTTTCGTGTCCTCTATCCGCATCAAATCCGCCCCATTGACGATGTCCGGATAAGTTTTAATGTCCTCAATCGTTACCGCTGGCTGTTTACTGATTTCCACTAAGTTACTCCCCGGTCCATGCCTTTTCTCAATGTGCTTAAGCGCATTGCCATCAAACAACATTTTAACGGGTTTAGAGTTGTCTAGCCCCAAATGCTCTAAAATTTGCGTGTTGTTTAAATCCCCCACCCATATTTTGGCATTGGTGTCTTTCACCTTGTTTAAGAGTTCTGGCGTGATCTCTTCGGGTCTTGCCATTCTTAAGGGTTTTGTGGGGTCTAGCAAGTCTTTGCTATCTCCACCCCCCTTTGCACCTCCACTACTTCCCCCACTGCTTCCTGTATCTCTAGGCGGTTTGTCTGTGGGTGGTTTAGGTCGCCCTGTGGTGTCAATGACTTTAAAATCCTGCAACACCCATCTTCGTGGTTGGCTGGGGTCATTGTTGTTGGTCCAATCAATGCGGGCTTTAAATTCCCAATTTTTGCCATTGTAAAGGTTAAGGGTGGTTGTTATTTTTAAGCGTTCTTTAGATAACATGCTTTCTGTAGCCCCTCAACGCTCCATGCGTTTTATCATAGGATAAGCCTACTCAATGCGGGATGAAAGAGTGGATAAGATCCGCATGCCTTATTTGCCCCGCGATATACTGCGTTTTGGCATTTGGTATCCCTGTTATCAATATTTGATCGTCATTGGCTGTAACCAAAAGATAGACCAAAGTTTCTTCATCCTCTTTTTTAAATGCCCTGATATACTCTTTCTTTTCGGGGTCTTTAAAAAAGAGCTCAATATCTGGCTCTTTTAAGGTGGGTTCAACTAGGTTAATGTAAGCGAGTCGTTCATCTGCGTTTTTCTTATCTTGCAAATGTTTTATAAAGTTCTCGTGATTCTTCACCCCCTCTAAACTCTTTAAAAACCGTTCTACATCTAAACTTGCGGGTATGGGTGTGGCATGGACGCTTAAATCTAGGTCTTTAATAAAGGCTTCTTTGTCCTCTATGACTGCATAGGGTCTTGGGGCGTTGTCTGTGTCTTTAACGCCCGTGCTTGTTGTGGGCTTTTCTCCCTCTATGTCTGTTTTAGGGCTTGTGGGGGGATTGTCGCCACCAGTTAGCCCCTCATCCCCTTTAGGCGGTGTTGGGGGATTTGGGGGTGGTGTAGGCCCTCCGGGTCCGCCATCACTAGGTGGAGGTGGTGGTGGATCGTCATCAAACCCCTTTAAAAACTCCCTAATGAGCTGTTTGGTCTTGTTGTCGAAGGGTTGTTTAGCGACCACAGCGTTTAAGTGGGTCTTAAATTGCTCCACGCTGTGGGATTTAGATAGGGCGCTTTTTAAATGGTATCTTAAAGCCGCACCGGCGACTTTCTCATTAAAGCTGGTCGCCATGGGGATATAAGGGGCTAAACGCACCAAATGGCTAAAAGCTTCTTTGATGAGTTGGTATTTTACCGCCCCTTCAATGCTCGTGGCTATTGAGCTGCCGATCTTCTCACTCGTGGCGGGTTTGATGCTTCTAGCCAATAGGGCATCGTTGATAAAGAGGCGGTTAAAGCCCTTGGCTAAGTCTAAGAACTCTTGAGCCGCTGGGCTTTTAAAAATCCCATCTTTGCCCTCTTGCAACTGGTTTAAACGCTTGAAAAAGTCTTTGCTATCAAAGACGCGCATGTCTGCCTCTTCAAAGAGGCTTTTAGAAAAGAGCCTAGCGAGCATATGCATTTCCAAGACTTGGCGGTTTTCTGGGCTAAGGCCCTTTGTGAGGGCACTTAAGTTGTCTTGTTTGTCGCCCTTAGCAAGGCTACCGCCTTGCCCTTTGACAAACTTTAAAACGCTGTCGATGGCTTCATCTTGACTCTTGGCCGCGTCTGTGATTTTCAGGGCTTTAACCAGCTTGTGCGCGTCTTTCATCGTGGCATAGTCTTTTAAAGCCGTGCTGTAAATCTCTGTAAGCTTCTCGTTAAACTTGGGTTCTTTGGCTAGCAAATCCTCTATGCCCTGCTTAATGTCTGTTCTTAGGGCGTTGTCATTGAGGTTTTTAATGAAGTCCTTTAAGTGCGGGTCCGCTGTGCTCTTGTAATAGCCATTGAGCGTTTTAAGCGCGTTGTTTAATTGCTTAAAGCTCACCCCTTCAGGGTTGTAGATGTTCTTAGCAACAAAGTTCATGTAAGGCTTGGCCTGCTCTTCTAGCCCCTGTTCTTTAAGCTCTTCTTGCATGGCTTTAAAGCGGTTGCTATTTAGCGTGGTCTTGGTGTCGCTGGGGTAGAGCTTGGCGATTAAATCCTCCATCTCTTGGTAACTCTCTTTTGTGCCCTGTTGCATCTCGTCAAAGAGGGCTTTAATGTCTCCCTTGTTTAAACGCAGTTGCGCTAATTCGTTTTCTAAATTCTTGGTGGTCTTGTTTAAAATGCTTTTGAGCGTCAAATTGGCTTGTGGGCTGGAGTTGGCCGCTTGCACCAAGAAGGCTAAGAGGTTGCCACTTTCATCCGCTCTAATGGCTTGGATGTAGCCCTCTTGCTTTGCGGCAAAGCTTGGCAGGCTGAAGATGTCTTTAAGCGTGTCAAAGGCCTTAATGGCGCCGCTTTCAGCTCCAAACTTGTTTTCTAGCTTGGTTCTTAGCGCGCTTTGTTGCTCGGGGGTTTGCAGCTTAACCTGCCCGCCAAAAGCCTCCCCAAATTCCTTTAAAGCTTGTCTTTGCTCGGGGGTGTAGGTCTTGCTAATGAGCGCTTCAACGGCCTTAGCGTTGCCATCTCTAGCCCGTTTGAAGGTCCCCACTATGGGGATGTAATCGCTCATTTTGCCTAAAGTGTCGCTGCTAGGCACTAAGGGCCTTAAGGCTTTAAAGCCCGCCTTAGCCCCTAGAAACAAGGCATCGCCTGCCACACTTAAAGCCCCCGCTTCTAGCATGTGTGCGGCAAGCTCGCTAGCGGTGTTTTTGCGGTTTAAATAGGCGTTGCTTAAAGCCACATCCACCCCAGCCCCAAGCACAGAGCCCACAGCTGCACCTGCCACACTTGCGCCTATTTTGGCTAAGGGGTGGCTAACAGGGAGTCTAGCCCCGTAGCTTGCCCCGGCTAAAGCGCCTACCATAGACCCCGCATTGGCGGCTAGATAGGTTTTTAAGTTGTGCATGAAGCCGTCATTGACCTTATAGGCTATTCCCTCTTTAAAGACGAAAGGCTCGCCCTTCTCATTGAAAGCGACTTTGTCAAAGCCAAGCCCTGTAGCCAAATCGCTAAAGGATTGCCTAAAGGCGGCTTGTTGCTTGGCATCGGGGGCTTTAAACACGCTAAAAAAATTCTTGGCCTCGGCAATGTTGCTTAAGAGGGCGTAACTGGTTTCCATCTGTTTAACGACGGCTCTCGCTTTGGTTTGCTCTTTGTAGTCTTGCAAACGCTCTTCATCGCTCTTAAAAATCTTGTCCCAAGCGCTGGCTAAAAAGCCTTGTTCTTTGTCGATGAAGGCCTTTTGCTGGGCACTTAGAGCGTTGTAGTCCTTGGCCTTTAGGATTTCTTGGCGCTGTTGCTCTTTGGCAAATTGCGCGCTGGCGTGATCGCCAAAGGTGAAAAACCCTCCCTCTTCTTCGCGGAATTTTTGGTTTAAATAGTCTTTGAGATTTTCGGGCAAATCCTTTAAAGCGGTGTTGCTCGCTAAGGCCTTTTGCAAGAGGCCATCAAGTTGCGCGCTCTTGTTTTTGTAGGCTTCGTTCTCATAGACCACACTTAGCAGATCATCTCCCACAGAGTGCCACCCAATCTGTTTAGCTTGCTCTTGCAGCTCTTCTGGGCTTATGGGCTTGGGGCTTTGGCTCGCTTTGAGCGCGTCTAAGTCGGCCTTAGCCTGCTCTGATGGGCTTAGTTCTTGTGTGGGGGTCTTGGCTTGCTTGGGCGCTGGCTGTGTGTTGGCCTCTTGGGGGCTTAAGTTCTCTTGCGCTGGCTGTGTGTTGGCCTCTTGGGGGCTTAAGTTCTCTTGCGCTGGCTGTGTGTTGGCCTCTTGGGGCTGTGTGCTTATCTTTTGGGGGGTGAAGTTGTGGTTAAAGTCAAACCCCTTAAAGTTCCTCAAGTCGTGGTAAAGCGCTCTTGTGCTCTCTTCTTCGTTAAAGCCCTGCTGCTTGTAAAAGTCTTGCAACTCTTGGTAATTGAAGTTAGAGTCTTGGGCTTTCACAAAGTCTAGGACTTTGTTTTTGCTGACCCCGGCCTGTTCTAATCTGTCAAAGTCTAAAGTCGCCATCGCACGCCTTAAAATTGCAATCTTGGGCTAGAATAGGCTAAAAAGAGAAGTTAAACAAGGGTTAAAAGGTTGCTACCTCTTGCCCTGCTTAAAAATCTGCAGCAGGTGCTCAATGTGGGCGAGCTTTTGTTCGCAGGTTTTGAGCTCTCTTAAGTTCTTGGGGTCTTTGTAGCGCTCTCTAATGATTTTGACCTTTTGGGGTTTTTGCTCTAAATACTTCTTGCTGTTAAGCTCTAGGGCTTTAATGTGCTTATTTTGCTCTTGCAAATGGATTTGGCTAAGCTCTAGCTTTTCTTTGAGCGCGCCATTGGCCTTAAGCAAGTGCGCTATCCCGCCAAGTGCCCCCATTAGGCCTAGACTCAAGGCCACCACCACGATAAGGATATAGGGCATTCACTTTCTTAAGCTAAGGATTTTTTGCACGACTTCAATGGCCCTATCGATGCCAAAATAGCCCACGCTGGCCGAAATGCCTATCTTTGCCATGTAGGGTAGCTGTGTGGTGCTTAACATGGCAAAGATGCAGATACAGATAAAGCCGCTGGTGAAAATCACCACCACTGCCCTTTTAATGGTGCCCTCTGGATTGTTAAAGTAGTTTAGCCCGCCTGCTAATAGACCAATGAGGCCTACAGGGATGAGCTGTAAATACTCTTCAATGCTGAGTAAATGCGCGATGTCCATTAATCCAGCTTCTTTTTGAGCTCACGCATGAGCTCTTCCTTGCTGATGTCGTGTTTCGCGGCCTCTTTGATTAGGTCGTTTAGCAGGGCTTTTATGGTGGTGGAGTTGGCGTATTTGTTGGGCTTTTCTTGCTGTAAATAGTACTCGAGTTGCGGGTCTTTTTCTTTAAGGCTCTTAGGGTCGACACAGACTAAGAGGGCTTCTAGGGAGGTATTGTATTTTAAGAAGTAATGGATGTTTTGCGCCACAGAGAGGATGAGGGCAAAGGCCACAAAGACCCCCACCGCTGCCTTGATTTGTTCTTTGCGTGTCATGCGCGCTTATCCACGATTTGCAGAGTGAAGTTCTCTATGTCGTGTTCTTCGCATAGTTCGTAAAACTTGGTGATGGCGGCTCTGGAATTGGTGATGATGCCCTGCTCTTGGCTATAGCCTAAGCCCAGCAAGATACAGCCTAGCGTGTCGATGGCATCGTTGCCGATGTGGATCATGATGCGGCGCTTGGCAAAGTCGGGGTTGGCAGGGTCTTTTAGCCAAATGCCGACATTGCCAAAGGGGCTTCTTTTGCGCCACTTCTCGGGCACGCAAACGCTGGTAACATCCCAGCACATCGTGTAAGAGCCGGGCATGATGGGTTTATCTTTACCGCTCTCGTGCGTGGGCTCGCCTGCGTTCTCCATCGTGTAGCACGCGAATAAGACTTTATCGTCTGTGTCTAAGACCTCGAGTTGTCCTAATGTGCCTGCTTCGGTTTTGCCCTTTTTGGTTACGGGCTTGGTGGTTGTTAGCCGTGTTAGAATGGCTCTTAGCAT